ACGTTGTTTCTCTTGCAAAGTTAGTTGGATATACACCAAGATCAGCAAAAGCATCAGTAGCAAAAGTTACTCTTGATATTATTGTCAATCCAAAGATTGGAGCATTGACATTAAAAAAAGGAAATGCATTTATTGGTAGTAATGGTGATGGTTCTTATATGTTTAGTGTTCTAAACGATATCACCAGAGAAGCATATGTTGACACTACTGGTGTTCGTAAAGTAACATTTAACGAACTTGAAATTTACCAAGGATCTTTTTTAAATCTACAGTATACTGTAGATACATCAACTAAGCAAAGGTTTGTTGTTCCTAGTGCAGATGCTGATGTTGATCTATTAAATGTTATCGTTAATGAAATTGATTTTACAGTTCCTCAACGATATAGCAATGTTAAAAACATTACGGAATTGAATAGTGATGATAGAGTTTATTTTATTCAAGAGAATAAGAACGAACAGTTTGAGTTAATTTTTGGTGATGGTGTATTTGGCAGAAAAATGCGAAATTTGGATGTCGTTACTATTGAGTATTTGGTAACCAATAAGACCGAATCTAATGAATGTAGTGATTTTACATTTACAGGTCAATTAGAGTATGGTGGTGCAATATATTCACAAACAAATCCAACAGTAACTGTAGTAGATCCATCTACAGGTGGTGGTAATCCTGAAGATGTTACTTCTATCAAGTATCTTGCTCCTAGATATTACTCAGCACAGAATAGAGCAGTCACTGTAAGAGATTATGAGACCCTAGTTACTCAAATTTCACCAAACCTTGAGTCCTTATCTGTATATGGAGGAGAAGAAGCAGATCCTCCACAATATGGTAAAGTGTTTATTGTTGCAAAACCATTTGGTGCAGAAACTCTTACTACAACTGCAAAACAGTCATTAAAAAGAGATATTAAAGAATATTCAATTCTTACAGTAATTCCAGAAGTTATTGATCCTTCATACCTGTATCTTGATATTGATTCATTCGTATACTACGATAATAACAAATCAAGAAAAAATGCACAAGAAATTGAAAATGCAGTAAAGGCAACTATTCTTGCATTTGGAAATTCTAATGATCTTAATAGATTTAATGGTAAATTTAAGTATAGTAAACTGATCAGTGATATTGATAATGCTGATAATGGCATTACCTCCAATATTACTAGAATTCGCATTAGGAAAAACTTCCAAGTAATTTCTAATGTCTTTGCTTCATATGAAGTTTGTTATGGTAATAGAATTTCAGAAAACAGTGACATAATTTCTTCTGGATTTAAAATTACGGGACAAAATGCAAATTATGTGTTTTATTTTGAAAAAATTGAAAATACTAATATTATTGCTATTTTCAGGTATGATGGAAGTGAGAAAAAATATTACAGTAAAAATATTGGCAGTATTGACTACGCAAAAGGTGAAATAAATATTAATGCTATCAATATTAATTCAGTCATCGGTGATACAGATTATATTACTGTATCGGTAACTCCAAAGTCAAATGACATTATGGCATTAAGAGATTTATATCTTTCAATTGATCAGGCAGGAGTTAACGTTAGTGTTATTTTAGATGCATTAACATCATCGTCTAGAACATCAGGTGTCGGTCAAATTCCAGTATCTAGTTAAATATGTTTAACGATTTAAAAGTATCAAGTTCTGTTATTGGGCAGGTCCCCACCTATTTCCCCTCAGAATATCCAAATTTTATCAATTTTTTAAAAGATTACTATAGGTTCTTAGAAACCAATGGTAATCCTTTAGATATTCTTAATGGAAGTCAGAAATTAGTTGATATTGATACGTATACTGGTATTGATGCTTCATCATCACTAGTTCAAAGTATTGATAGTGTTGATACTGAAATTATTGTTTCTAATCATGTAGAATTCCCAAGATCTCAAGGATTATTGAAAATTGATGACGAAGTTATCATTTACCAAAAGAGAGTTTATAGTACTGATGGGAATGGTGACAAAATTACAACTTTTACTGGTTGTACTAGAGGATTCACTTACAACACCCTTACATATGAGGATGGATTTACTTCAAATAATGAAACAACTCCTGCAGCACACAATATTGGATCTATAGTATACAATCAGTCATTTACTTACATACTGTATTTTCTTGAGCAGTTAAGATCTAACTATTTGGTAGATTTTCCATCAAATATTTTAAATGATAACGTAGGGTCTGTAAATATTAATGGAATCCTAAAAAGAGCAAAAGATTTTTATCTTTCTAAAGGAACTCCAAGTGGAATTGAATTCTACTTCAAATTTCTGTTCCAAAAGAAACCTGAACTTCGTAATTATAAAGAAAATCTGCATTCTCCATCTGAAGCAACTTATCAGAATAAAGATATTGTTAGATTAGAAAATTTAGATAATTTTAATGTTTCCAGTTTAGTTGGAAGAAGTATTACTCAAAAAGGTTTAGTATTTCCAGTTCAAACTGTAGAGAATGTATTCTCATTTGCTAGTCAAGTATATGAGTTTGAAATATCAAATGCTCAAAATCTTTTACCCACTGAATTTACAGTAATTACTGCAATTCCAGAAACTGTCGGTTCTGAAAGGAGATTGTATGTTGATTCTACGTATGGATTTCCAAGTGAAGGATTTTTACGTATTAATCAAGATGTAGTAACATATACTGGTAAAAGAAGTAACTATTTTGAGTGTGATGACTCTTTAGACGTTGTTGTAGATAATTTTCAATCAACTGGAGAAATTAATTTACTTTTAGGTGATTTAGTATATGACCAATCATCTTTGGCAGTTGTAAGTGATGATCTTGGATCTTCTTTTGTAGTTTATGTTGGTATCTCTGATGTTACAATTGAAAATAACAATATCGGATATCAAGAGAATGATTTAGGGTTTGTTAGTAATATTCTCGTTGATTCTAATTTAATTGTTAGCGGATGGGAATTTAATGATGTACTACCTCTTAAATTAAATGACTCTTTAGTTGCAGGTGTCACTAAGATTTATTCAGATACCACTTCGGTATACATGGCATTATCATCTATTCCTTATTATGACATTACATATAACACATCACTTTCATTAATCAAAGAAGAAGATGTTTTTGTAAAAATACCAAAAGTATTTAATCAAAGTAATGAAAATGATAAAGAAGATATTCCAGTAAACACTACAGTTGGAGTTTTGCGAGATGGAACTGCAATTTTAAGTTGGAAGAGTGCAAATACCTTTATTAGAGGAGAAGTTGAAAGTGTATCTATTTTAGATGGTGGTAGTGGTTTCAATGTTCATAATCCACCTACAGTCGTATTAGACGGACCTACTAAATTAACAGATGCTAATGGAAATATTATCGATCCATCAGATCCAGTAGGAACCACTGCTGAGATTTCATTGGGTGTTAATGGTTCAGTAACTAATGTCTATATTAAGAACCGAGGAGAAGGGTATAGTGCAAATACTGCAATCGTTTTAACAAAATCAGGTTCAAATGATCCTAATGTTCCTTTTAGAGATGCAATTCTTTCACCGTTAGTTGTAAATGGACAAATTTCTAAAATTAGAATTTTAGATCCAGGTACTGGGTATACAGCTCAACCTCAATTTCAAGTTGTTTCCGAAACTGTTCCAACAATTCCCGTAGATGTTGAAGTTGTTGTATCTGGATCAATTTATAAAGTAAATGTAGATAATGTTGGTTCTTTATATACTTTAGATCCAGAATATCAAATTTCTAAGGGGCGTGGTGCGAGTGGTTTGCTCACAATTGAAAATGGACAAATTACTAATGTAGATCTTGTCAATGGTGGTCAATTTTATAAATCAGCTCCTACAGTAACTGTTGTTGACAGTTCTGGTGGTGGAGTCGGTGCTCAAGTTGTTTCAGAGTTTAATTCTGCACAAGGAATAGTAACCAATTTTGTAATTACTAATCCTGGTCTTAATTACAATCCATTTACTACTACACTAGTAATTACTGAAGAAGGAAGTGGTGAGATTCTTCAGGTAAATGTTCAACGTTGGAATCTTCTTAATAATTGGGATTCTAATAATAATTCTGATTACAACTCATCTGATGGATCATTTTTACTATCTGATGCTATTGTTGACAATAAAACAGAAAAAAGATTTTCAATTATAGGATCTCCTAAAAAACTATCAATTGATGGAGTTATTCCCAATTTAACAAATACTCCTGTTGTAGGTCAACAACATTCTCCAATTATTGGATGGGCATTAGATGGTTCACCAATATATGGTCCATATGGTCATTCAATTGCTAATGATGGGTCATCTGATATTATTAAATTATCATCAGGGTATTTAAGATTTAATGCCAACGCTTTACCATCAAATTCTATAAGAAGACGTAATACTTCTCCAGGATTACGTGCTAATTATCCGATGGGGTCTTTTCAAGAAGATTATTATTTTGTTCCTAATGTTCAAGGATTGGATAGTGAAAATGGCAGATTTTGTGTAACCCCAGAATATCCACAAGGTGTTTATGCTTATTTTATTACTGTAGATAGTAATAATAAAAAACTAGGATTTCCTTTCTTTATTGGACCTAAATTTAAAGGAAAAACTTTTAATTCTTTTAACGAACTAGAAGTTAATAGTATTGAAGGTATAACTGGTCTTAGAAGATATTTAACTCCAGATGGTAATGCATATCATCAACCAACAGATACTGGTAACTTTATTGTAGAATCTATTCCTTCTTCTACAAGTGCTACTGTTGATAGTATTGATGTACTTGCATCAGGTGCTGGATATAAACTTGGAGATGTTCTAGAATTTTCCAATACAGGAACTGATGGATTTGGTGCTGCTGGTTATATCAGTACTATTAAGGGTCAAACAATACAAAGTGTTTCTAAAGATACTTTTGATTACTTAGAGTATGATGATGAAAATGTCCCATTTAATCTAAGTTCTACTATTGAAACTTCAGAGGGATATAGTGCAACAGTACATGTTGTAGATCAAAAATTAAAAACAATTTATCTTGATAATGTTGTCAACGGTCCAATTACAAGAGGTACTGTAATTTTTGATACTTCATTAACAATTGATGCCGATGTAGAAACTGAAATATCTGGATTAGCGATTGGTTCTCCAGCAATTGATAACTTAGAGTATAGTGCTGACTTAATTAATGATGTAGATAGTGTTACTGGATATCTTGAATTAACTAATTATAATCCAGGTTCAGGAACAATTGCAAATTTCGCAGTTGGTAAGTATGTTCAGATTGGATCTGAATTCTGTAAAATTATTCAAAATTTTCCATCAGAGAATGCAATTCTTGTAGTTAGAGGTGTAAACAATACTAGTCAAGAATTTTATCCTAATGGAACTACTGTATCTATTGCTGTAGATATTACTGTATTTGATAGTGATAATTTTACAGTAGGAGATATTGTACAGATTACTAATGAAAAATTTGAAATTGTTAATATCAACACAGTTAAAGAAGATGAAGTAGTTGCAACCAAAATTGTTTCTGGTGGTGGTGGTAATACTGGAACATTCTATTTGTTCTTTGATGGTGTATTACAAGATCTTAATGGAGTAGCAGGAGATGTTGTTCAATTAGGTGGTGGTGGTGAAGTTATAGATTTGACGTTTACTCGACTATCAAACATATCTTCAAATCCTCAAGTTCAAATTGGCACCAATGCTGTCTACGATAGTCCTAGTCAATCGTTCATTAATGTAAATATTTTAGCATCTACTTATAGACATACATTAACTTTAAAGAGAGGTCTTTTCTCAAGTGGTTCTGTAACTCATTATCCAAGAACTGCAGTTAATAGATTAAGATTTATTAGTGGAAAAGTAGTTAAGTATGATCAAAATAGAATTCTTGCAAAAATTAATAGTGCTAATAATTCTTTAGTTCAGAATGATTTTGTTAAAATTGATGCTGCATTAGAAAAAACAAATGCATTTGGTGTTAAGTATAATACTGCTACTAATCCAAAACAATTTGAAATTAATACTGGATCTGGATTGAGTGCTTCAATTAATCAATTAGATTTTTATGAAAAATCTATCTATACGTTTACTGTAAGTAATCCAAATTCTAACGCTATTTCTATTGATTTTTATGGACCATCTTATGATACTGTTACTCAAACAACTGTAATTGGTAGAAAATATTTTGATGTTAATATCAAAAAAACTATTGTAGGTGGAAACATTACAAAGTTCTCAATATATCCAGATGATTCAGATTTAACCGAATATATTATGAGAATTAGTAGTGTATCTACTCCTTCTGATTATAAAGATTATATTGTAAATACAATCTCAGAACCAATTAATGGTGAATATACAGTTGTATCTTCAAACACTTCTTATTTTGAAGTTTATGCTACCGAAGATCCTCTTCCTGATAATACCTTTAATTACACATCTAACACTATTAGGTATATCACACGATCAATAACAGCATCTGGAGGTATCAATACTGCAACATTAACATCGGGTGGATTTAATTATACTACATCTCCTGTAATTTCTTCTATTAATACAGTTTCTGGTGAGGGTGCTATTCTAGAACCTGTATCCGATAGTATCGGTAAAATTAATAAAATTAAAGCAGTATCTTCGGGATATGGATATAGTCCAGATCCGACTCAAAAACCATCTGTTATTTTTCCAAGAATTTTAAAAATTAAAAACAATTTTGTTGTAACTTCTCTTAGAGTTGATGATGCTGGAGAGCAATATCTATTTTCTCCTAGAGTTGTATTAAGTGGTGGTGGATTATCAGATAATAATGTAAATCATGCTGTTGTTGAATGTACAGTAAAAAATGGACGCATTTTCACTTCAGAATTAATCTTCCCTGGCATTAGATATAATAGTGCTCCTTTAATTGATGTTGAAAAATATTATTATGCTAAAGTGACTTCAAATGGAGATATTTCCTTCAAATTTGCATTTAATCAGTATATACTTGAAGATGACGTTTTCAAATTTAGAGCATATTACGAAACCAATGGGGTAGAGTATTTTGTAGATAGTGCTATTAACTTTTACGCAAAAATTAATAGTACCACAGTTTCATGTAGAGAGCAACCAGTAGCAAATGGTACTCCTGATGTCAATCCTATGACACAGATTACTTTACCTAATGGAGCAAATCCATCTAGATATGAACTTATTTCTTTAACTAGGAAAGCATCAATTACTGCCATTGTATCCAAATCTGAATTTATTACTGGTGAGAAAGTAACAGTTAATAATAACCCATTGCAAAATGGTTATGTAACTACAAATAAAGGTTGGCAAAAAGGTAGTTCTATTTTAAGAATTGAAAATTACAACTATCTGATTGGCATAAATGACGAAATTAGAGGATCTGATTCTGGTGCTTTTGGTATCGTTGAAAATGCTTTTGGTATTAGTGCTTTAACTAACGTAGAACCTATTATTCAAACGCCTAAGAAATTCTTAGATACTAAATCATTCTTAAGTTCTAGTGCATTAAGATTGCAAGATAGTTACAGATATCAGAAATTTGCATATGAAATTGGAACTGAAATTCCATACAAACAATGGAAAGAAGGATATCAAAAAGCAGCACATCCAACAGGATATAATTTATTTGCAAGAACTTCTATTACTAATGATGTTGGTAATAGAAGTGGTCTTACTTCAATTGTAAAAGTTGAAACTAACGTTAATGAAGTTGTATCATTCCGAACAAAATATAATTATCTTGTAACAAAAAATGTTGGATTTGATGAAGTTCAAGTCAAAAATAGATTGTTAACTGATGTAAAAGAAATTGATAAATCAGTTGTTGCCGCTTTTAATGATATTTCAGATCAATTTAATGGAGTTGATACTGCTTTTGAATTAAAAGTAATAAATCCAAATAAACCAGTAGATGTTGATGGTAATGATGTATTCATTACTGATTATGATGTTGATCAAATGGTAGTCATTCTTGACAACATTATTCAAACTTATGGTTCTTCTTGGATTGTTACCGATGCTGATAAGACCATTAGATTCTCTTCAAGTAGGGATGCTGGTGAGTTATTGCCTAGTGAGGTTATGCGATATAGGCAAGTTAATGATGACACGGTAGTTTATTGTATGGCACAAACTACAGTTGCTGCAACTGATACTTTTGATCTTACTGAATACGATAGTTCTCCATTCCCAGCAGGTATTTTTGCCTCTATCGATGAAGATAACTATATGTGTTTTGTTGATGGTGCTTTACAAGAAAACGCTAACTTTAGTATTTCTGCTGGCGGTGGATCACCAACAATCACATTTGGTGAAGTCCTTCCTATCGGAAGTGAACTTTCAGTGAGATATCTCTCTGGATACTTAAAAAATGAATTTACTACAGGAACTGTTGTTAGCGGCACTCCCATTGTTTTAGCAAACAAACCTAGCGGAAGTACAAGTAAGCATAGTTATTTTGTATTTGTCGATGGTATTGTAATCACAACTTCCGATTATGATATTGATTTAAGTAACAATAATTTAATATTTAATTATGGATTTACTTATGATACTTTAATCATAATTATTGATCCTCTGGGAGTTTCATTAGAAGAACAGTCAACAGTTTTATTAAATACAAAATATGATTATAAAGTTAATGATGGACAACTTATAATACCTGCAGGTCTTGTCATCAAACCTGAAGATTATTTTATTGAAATTGCTGGTGTAGTACAAACTCCAAATATTGTGTATGAAACTGTTACAAGTGGTATTAGAAAAATTAACTTCTTTGAACCACCTCAAAGATATGTCGGAGCAGACAATACGGTTGGTAGACAATTTATTGGTCTTTTATATCAAAGATCAGATGCAGATGGATCATTAGGTACAACTCCTAACTATCAATTTGATGATATTAGTAAGAACATTATCCATACTAAAGAACCTATTGATAATTTTATTGTTGGAGATTTTGTAATTCATTCTAATGAGTTAGTAAATTCAAGAATTGTTAGTAAGAATACTGAAACTACTAGAGTTAATGTTGAAACTGGAAATACTTCAACGGTTGCTGCAGCAGGAACTTTTGATATCGTTGTCAATTCAATACTTAATATTTTTGTAGGTGATAGGGTTAAATTTAAAACATCTTTTGGACTGACTAGTATTGATGATGATGAACTTGAAATTTCTGCTATTAATGAAGGGACAAAAACGATTACCCTTACAAATATTAGTTCAGGTAGTTTAAATTTAACTATTGATCAAGATACTAGTATTAGATTCTTACATCATACTTTAACGGTTGAAGATTTGAATGTTGATGCTTCAATTGCTAATAGAGATAATGCCTATCAAAATTCAGATACGGTTGTCTCTGGATTTATCAGTTCTCAGCAAACTAATACAATTACATCTATTGATGAAGAATTTGGTGTTTCTCCCGGAGATACTGTATTTGATGTAGATAGTGCTGTAGGTCTTTCTAATGGTGATTATATTTCAATTGACAGTGTAGAAGTTGTAAAAATTACAAATATTTCATCAAACACTTTAACTGTTACTAGACCTCAATTAAATACAAATTCTCCCCTATTCCATGGTGACAATTCTTCTGTAAGAAAAATAATTCCATATACCTTAACAGTTCAATCATTCACTAGAGGTTTTGATAGTGAAAAGACAGAATTTATTCTAAAGGAAGATGGAAATGACGTATTCATTACTTCAGATAAAGATATTTTTGTTATCGTTAATGGTATCCTTCAAAAGAGAGGATCTTCTTACAATCTGGTTGAAGTTGGAACATCTTATTCAAAATTAGTGTTTACTGAACCACCCTCAGATGGAACACCATTCAATTGCTTCTATGTTGGTGAGCAAATTTCTATTCAGAGTATTGGAAATCAATTTAATGGTATCCAAACTGCATTTGATCTTCGTGATGTTAACGGCGAAATATTTAGTTTGATTTCTAAAAATTCTGAGGTAGAAGGAGGGGCAGATATTTCTGCTAACTTAATTTTGTTTATAGATGGAGTTTATCAAATTCCATCTACTGCTAAAGCATATCCCTCAACATTATCTTCATTTAGATTATTTGGCAGTTTGATTGAATTCTCATCTCCTCCAAAATTTGGATCTGATTTTGAAGGTTATATCTTTGTTGGATCTGCAGCAGATTATAGAAGTATTGATGTTGATGCTACAGTCGAAAGAGGAGATATTCTTGAGCAAGAAAATGAATTTTCTCCAAGAGGTATTATTAATATCTTAAGTTCTGAGAGATTGGCAGTTATTAATTCTAAAGGTCAAAAAAATACTAATCCAAATTCTGGTATTAATCCAGGAAGTATTGGATATGGTTGGTGGTTAAGTAATTTGGTTAGAACTGCAAAAGTTAGAGAATCTTTAAGAGTGAGAAGAACTTTAACATCTAGTATTCATTCATTCACATCTGGTGTATTTCCATTAACAGGTAGAACTTTATACACAACTTCTGTTCCTTCTGTTGAAATTAATAATATCTCTTCAGATTTACCACCAAATCCTGATGATGATACAAATCAAATTACATTTATATTACCTGCAAGTGCTAATTTTGGTACTAGATCAGTTAATGCATCATATACTACATTTGATCCAAGAAATGAATCAATTGCAGGTGATAAAGACGAACTTTTTGGTGTTAAGATTGGTGTTAATTTACCCTTTGATCAAATTGTAAAACTAGATTCTAGCACATCAAGTGAAACTTTTTATGCAGCAAGTGCTTCAGAAACTGGTGGTACTCCAATCAACGATATGGAAGATACTATTACATATGGTGCATCTTTTGCAAATTCTGCACAAGTGATTGCATGGGATCAAACTAACCAACTTCTTTATGTAAAATTAAATGATGTTGCAAGTCCTATTATTGATGGCAACAGTATCCGTTTAGAATCTAATCTAAATATTATAGGACCTGTTGTTTCTGGTGGTGATAACCTCATTGCTGAATATCAATCACTAACGGTTGGTAACGAATTATATTATAACTTCTAGTCCTATAAATAAAAAGAAAACTGTTTAACGATGGCGGCAATTTTAACCGATAGATTTAGGGTAGTTCTTGCTGAAAATTTCAGAAGAAGAGTCGCTTTAGGTGAAGACCCTCAGTTTGTCGATAGCAATGGCAATAGAACTGTAACTGATATTGGTCTGTACTTATTTTTTGCAAAATCTGATGGTTGGGTTAATAACCAACCAGTAAATCCTATTGATAATCAGGAATCAGCATTTAATATGTACGACCAAATGATTGGTCTAAAGAAGATTCCTTCTTCTGAAATTAGATCAGTAATTCCTAACAAAACTTGGGTTTCTGGGAAAACATATGACATTTATCGTCATAACTATGGTTCTATCATTAGTAGTGATGCCAATATCACTAATTATGTTGAGGGTCTGAATACAGAAACTAGTTTATATGAAACTGATTTTTATGTTGTTACCTCAGAGTATAAAGTATACAAATGCTTGAATAATAATAACAATGGGCAATCTACAATTGAACCTTCTTCAACGGGAAGTTCACCATTCACATTGTCTGATAAGTATGTTTGGAAATATTTGTTTAGCGTAAATGCTAATGATTTTGAAAGATTTAAAAGTGATGAGTATGTTCCAATTCCAGAACTGTCTGGTATTGATCCCAATAATGCAATTGTTCCAACTTCAAATTATGGAGGAGCAATTTATAATGTTGTAATTAAAGCAGCAGGTACTAACTATACTGCAAACTCTGAATTTGATATTATTGGAGATGGAACAGGAGGAAAAATTAAAGTACTTGCTACTGATGCTTTAGGTGCTATTACAGAGATAAAAGTACTTAATCCTGGTGTTGGGTACACTTATGGTCAAATTAACACTACAGGAGGTTCTAACGCCGTCTTAGAACCTATTATCACCCCTAAAGAGGGTATGGCAACTACCGGAATATCATTAGAGTTAGGTGCTTATAGATTAGCACTTCACTGTAAATTAGAAAATACTGATTTTGTATTTGGTAATGATTTTAGTGTAGTTGGCGTAATTTATAATCCAGTAACAACTAGTAATGCTCAAACTTTAATTGGTGCTAGAAAAATAACTTTAGATTATGCATCTTCTGGTGTAAGTCCTTTACTGAATAATCCTGAGGATTATGATGATATTCTAATTTCTACACCAGGTGCTGGTAGTGGAGCAACTGGAAGAATTATACACTATGAACCAGACACGTCAAACAACATCTATACAATTTATTACTATCAAGAAAATGAAGTAGGATCTGGTCTTCAAAGTAATGGATCTAGACCCTTATTTGTAGACGGAGAATCGATTAATATTGGTTCAGAAACTGTTACTATTAATACAGTTTCTGAACCAGACATCGTAAGAGGGTCTGGTGAAATCATCTACATAGATAATAGGAATACAATTTCCCGAGCTGCAGACCAAACAGAAGATTTCAAAATTATTTTAGAGTTCTAAAGAGATGCCCCAGACAACTAATCTGAACACCCCTCCTTATTTTGAGGACTTCGACGCAACAGATAACTTTCATAAAGTTCTGTTTCGACCAGGTTTTCCCCTGCAGGCAAGGGAATTAACTGTTTTACAGTCACTACTGCAGGATCAAATTGAAAAATTTGGATCCAGCATCTATAAAGATGGTGCTATGGTGATTCCAGGTCAAATTTCATATGATCTGTATTATACATCCGTACTTATTGAAGATGAGTACTTTGGAATTTCTTCTGATACAATTAAAGATTTTATTGTTGGACAAACTATTATTGGACAAACGTCTGGGGTAAGAGCAAGAGTTGTTAATGCAATTTCTTCTCAAGAATCAGAAAAGGGCAAAACCACTCTCTTTGTTAAATATACAAGTGCTGGATCTTCAAATACATCTGCATCTTTCCAAGATGATGAAATTATTTTAGCAGAAGATTCATTTAGTATTGGAGAAACTGTAGTCCAGGCAGATACGGACTTTGCAAAATGCGTTACAGAAAACGCTACACATGTTGGATCTTCCGCTAAAATAACTCCTGGAATTTATTTCGTCAAAGGATTTTTTGTATCTGTAGCAGAACAAGATATTATCCTTGATCAATTCGGTGTATATCCTTCTTATAGAATTGGTTTACAAGTTTTAGAAACTATTGTAACGCCAGAAACTGATACCTCACTTAATGATCCATCACAGGGATATTCTAACTATTCTGCACCTGGAGCACATAGATTACAGTTACAAGCAAAACTTACTAAGAAAAGTTTAAATGATGATTCAGTAACGGACTTTATTGAATTATTAAGATTAGAAGAAGGTGAACTTTTAGAGATTGTTCAAACTAGTCAAGCCTCACTTGCTCGTACATTAGAAGATACTTTAGCAAGAAGAACTTTTGATGAATCTGGAAATTATGAAGTAAAAAGATATAAATTTACAAAAGACGAATGTCTCAATAATGGCATTAATAATGGAATCTTTTCTACTGAAGGTCTTACTGATAATGGTAACATTCCCTCAAAAGATTTATATGAAGTCAACGTAAGTCCTGGTAAATCTTATGTTCTTGGATATGAAATTGAAAATATTGTAACCAATTATGTTGATATTGAAAAACCAAGAACTACTGATATCGAATTAAATCGACTTATCAGTACTAATGGTAGAGGATTTGAGTTTAGAACTGCTACAGGTAACGAACCAACCTATGACAATCTCAATGCTGCATATCAAACGCAACAAATTGCAGCATTAAAAGATGGAGGAAGTGTAATTGGTTATGGATTATTTGTTGGATTTGAAACTGATTCTACTTACGATATAGTTAGAGTTTGTTCTATTGAATTTATTAACTCTAGTCAAAATATTAATTTAGTAGATAGTATCGTTATTAATGGTTCTATTAACTATGAAACTAATGCTGTTAGTGGTGGGCACACATTTACTGTAAATGGTACTGGTGGTAGAACACAACCATATATTTTTAAAGTATCTGGTAACAATATTATCAAATCAGTAGAAGGTGTATCTATTTTTAATCACCTAGGTGTTGCCACAGGAACTATGAATGCAAGTGGAACTGGTGGATCTGTAAATATCCCATTTGCTTCATCTAATCTCGGTGATTACACTTTAAGGATTGATAATGATGGTGTTAGCACTACTAGAGATCTGACTGTTGCAACGCCAGATATTAGTGGTAGTTCATTCTCTTTTAATATTGCCACTGATGCAAGTACTGCAAATGATACTTTTGTATTATATGGTCCAAAAAATATATCTAATCCTGTATTGAAATTAACAGCTCTTAAAAAAATGAGAGTGGTTAAACTTAGAGATTTAGATTCTACAGATAAGTATGATATAAATGATATCAAACTAAGTTTAGGTCTTACCAGAGTATGTAAAGTTCATGCTATTTACAACTATAGTGATGAAGCTAGTCAAAATCAAGGTGATGCTGATGTAGTTTATCCAAATGTAACTTATGGTTCAGGTACTCCAGTATTCACACCAGGAGAAATTGTTGTCGGGAGATCTAGTGGAGCAAAAGGAAGAGTTATTAAGCAACAAAATAGTACATCAAAATTATATTTTGTTTACGAAACATCTTCAAATTTCATTCCTAATGAAGAACTTTATGGATATCAAAGTGCTTCAACTGCATCTGTAGTATCAGTAAATAGTAACGGTCTTCCAAATATTAAGAGTAGATACAACCTAAATGATGGACAAGGAGATCATAGTTTTAATTTCTCTTCACTCGTAAAAACAAACGTAGGAAGTTCTATTACAAACGGAACTTCTCTTTGGGTTGTATTAGATCATTTTGAAGATGATAATGCTTCAGGATTATTTTACACTAGAAACTCTTATTACAATGCTAGTATTGATGAAATTCCATATTATGAGACAGGTGATACAAAATACTATTTGAATGATACTGTTGATTTTAGAATCAACCAAACAGATGTATTTTCAGTTGGTAATGGGGAATATAACTCTCCTCATAATATTGATCAAACTCAAATTATTGCCGATACAAAACTTTCAAATTATGGTAACTTTAATTACATTTATGGTGATTCAAAACTTCCTGGTGGGTTTATTGAAGCAAATGAAGTAGAATATTTTCTTGGAAGAATTGATCATCTTTATATTAACAAAGATGGTGAGTTTATTACTAAAAAAGGAGTTCCTGCATTAAATCCTAAAGAACCTGGTGATGAGATTAAAAATGCTATGAAGATGCTTTCTATTAGCATGCCTGCATATGTTAGAAGTTTAGACGATATTATTTTCGAGAGATTTACTAACAAACGTTATACCATGAAAGATATTGGTAAACTTGAGCAAAGATTGGCAAATGTTGAATATTACACTCAATTAAGTTTACTTGAGAGTGAAACTGTCAATTCATTTATTTCAGATTCCAATGGATTGAACAGATTAAAGAATGGATTTCTTGTAGATGGTTTTACTTCACACAGTGTTGGTGAACCTAGACATCCAAATTATCGTTGCTCTATGGATATGGCGTTGGGAGAATTAAGACCCCAACACTACACTACTAATGTGCCACTAACTTATGAGGAAGTTCCTACAAATTATATTAAGGGTGATGCACTTATGCTTGACTACACCCATAAAGTTATGGTCAATCAACCATTTGCTTCTGGTGTAGAAAACGTTAACCCATTTGCTGTCGTATCTTGGGTTGGATTTATGACCATTACCCCAGCAATTGATGACTGGGTTGATGAAATTCGTTTGCCAGAATCTCTTACTGAGGTAGAAGGAGATTATGCTGCTACATTATGGGCAAATGAAATTGATCCTAATACTGGATTTGGACCAACTGAATGGAATGCATGGCAAACCACTTGGTCAAGTACTAGTAGTAGCAGTAGTAGATCTACAAGAACTGAAAGAACTAATGGCGGTGCTCCAATCCGAAGAGTTACGACTTCATCTTCGTCGTCCACTACTAGAACTGGTCAAACCAGAACTGGTATCAGACCTTCAGTTGCTCCTAGAGTTGATAGAGAAGTTCTTGGAGATAGAGTTGTTGATATCAAGTATGCTCATTGGAAGAGATCTAGAAACATTCAAATCAATGCCCAAAGATTAAAACCAAATATTCAAGTTTACTCTTTCTTAGAAGGCAGAGATGTAAATGCATACTCTACTCCAAAGATCCTGCAAGTAAATGTTACTAGCACAGTTCAATTTAGTGTAGGTGAAGATGTTATTGTAAGTGGTAACGTTAATAGAAAATTCAGATCAAAAATTCTTGCTCCAAGGAGTTATTCTGATGTTGATCTATTGATAGATCCATATTCTGGAAATGCAATGCCTGAAAATTATTCGGCAAATACTTCAGTATTAAATTTAGATATTGAAAGTATGAATGAATTAGGTGCTTCTGAATATGGTGGTTATGTACTTGAAGGAGATACTTTAGTTGGACGTACATCAGGTGCAACTTGCACTGTAACTGGTAAAAAAATGATTGCCGATGAATCTGGTGGTCTTTATATGTCTCTGTTTATTCCAGAACCATCTGAAGAAGGTAATCCAAGATGGAAAGTTGGTGAATCCACATTAAGATTAACTGATTCTACAACTAATTCTCTTGTACCAGGAGAAGTAGATAGTTCTGTGATTGGAACTTATAATGCTTCGGGAACCACATTTAGTAAGCAACAAGATGTTCTTTTAGTCAGGAACTCAGATACTATTCAAAATAACGTTAGTCAAAGTAGAGTTCTTACTAGCAGTTCTTCTAGTTCATCAACCACGTTTGGTGGATGGTTTGACCCTCTTGCACAATCATTCTTAGTAGAAGATTCAGGTGGTGTATTTGTATCTAAAATTGACATTTTCTTTAGAACTAAAGATAAAACTCTTCCTGTTACCTTACAGATTAGAGAGATGGTTAATGGATATCCAGGACCAACTGTCTTGTCAACTATTAACAAACTTCCTTCGCAGGTTAATCTTTCAGAGGATGCTAGTGCTATAACAACTTTTGAATTTCCAACTCCAGTATATCTTGGAGAACAGAAAGAATATTGCTTTGCTATCTTAACTTCTTCTGTAGAATATAAAGTATGGTTGTCCGAAATGGGGCAAGATGATATTAATGGTAATAGAATTTCTGAACAACCGTATGCTGGTGTTCTGTTTAAATCACAAAACGCATCTACATGGACAGCAAATCAATTACAAGATCTTAAATTTACCATATACAGAGCAGAATTTGATATTTCACAGAAACCTGTAATTAAATTAAAAGCTGATAATAGTGGATTAAATCAGTTCTCAGTATTGAGAAATGATCCTATTGAACTAACAGTTAATGGTAATTATATGAAGGTTAATCATTATAATCATGGTATGCATGATCCTTCATCTTTTGTTGATATTAAAGGAGTAAGTACAGAGGAATATGCAGAATTAGCAGGTGATTGGACTGGTACTCCCGCCACTGCTGTTACCGTTAAAGGTAATCGTAGTTATTTTGCATATTCAACTAATATTGATGGCGCAGTGGCTTCTGCATCTAACCCAGGATACATTAAGATTGGTGATGCTGTTTACAGTTATGATCCAGCTGGTGGTGTTAGTGCTGAAAGTAACGGAACATACACAATCACTACAATTTCTAGAGTTGAAGGATCAATTCCAAACGGAGGATTTAAAACTGCAGATAAATGGATTGTTGAAAATTATGTGAAAGATGGAGTTCCTCTAACCTATATTAATAAAATTCATAGTAATTTAAAATGGATTACACTTGATTCTTATCAAATCGCAATTCCAATTACTAGAACATCTACAGGTCCATTGAACTTTACCTTTGGTGGTTCTAGAGTATATGCAAGTAAGAATGTTATGTATCATAACGTTCTACCATTAGTTAATTCTATTGAATTGCCTGGTACTTCAGTAATTGCTTCTTATAAATCATCTTCTGGAACTTCTTTAGAAGATGGAGAATTTTCTGATCCAACAAATTCTTCTACTCC